TCAGCGTCAAACGAAGCTACGCAACCTCCGAAAGCAACCAAGGCCCAGAAGGGCCCAGAAAAAGCAAGCGAAGTCTCCGCTTAGCTTGGTCCGTCAGGCGGGACAGTTGATCTACTTGATATCAACTGTCCCACTGACACCAAAAAATCTCGAAAGGCAACAAAATGTCCAAATCTTACGGTTCAAAGCAGCCATCTGTAATGGGTCACCAGTTTAGCCAAGTCCCCCAAGCTGACACACAAAGGAGCACCTTCAATCGCGACCATGGCTACAAATGTACTATGGATTCCGGGTATTTATATCCCATCCTGGTCGACGAAGCTCTCCCTGGGGACACCTTCAAAGTCAACCTGTCCTCAATCTGCAGATTGGCAACACCGATTGTCCCAATCATGGACAATATCTTTATGGACTTTCACTTCTTCGCCGTCCCCAATCGCCTTGTCTGGGACAACTGGCAAAAATTCATGGGCGAGCAAGAAAATCCCTCGGATTCAACCGATTACCTCGTACCACAAATCAACACCGGCTCCGCTGGCGAAGCTGCAGGCACCATACACGACTACATGGGCCTACCAACGTACACACAAATTCTCGCGAACGCTCTGCACTTCAGAGCTTATAACCTCATCTGGAATGAGTGGTTTCGCGACCAAAACCTGCAAGACGCTGTCCCTGTTGACAAGTCTGATGGCCCTGATGTTACCGAATATGTCCTGCTTAAACGCGGTAAGCGTCACGACTACTTCACGAGCTGTCTCCCTTGGCCCCAGAAATCACAAAATCCCGTCGACCTTCCCCTGGGCGACCGGGCCCCTATCATGGGAATCGGAACATCAACCAGCTTCCCAACCGGGCCCACCCCTGTCACTGAAACCGGCGGTGCAGCAGTCGAATACGCCGGATCTGTCGCAACCACGGTCGGCGGCGCCGTCTTCGTGGAAGAAGATCCTCTCAACCCCACTTGGCCAAATATCTACGCTGACCTCAGCAACGCTACTGCTGCTACTATCAATTCACTACGCGAAGCATTCCAACTCCAAAAAATGTTAGAGCGGGACGCCCGCGGCGGTACGCGTTACACTGAAATTCTTCGCAGTCACTTTCGAGTCACAAGCCCCGACGCACGTCTCCAGCGACCGGAATACCTCGGCGGTGGATCGACTTCGATCAACATTACACCAATCCCACAAACCACCCCAACGGGTATCGTCCCCGATGTCACGCCCCAAGGAAACCTTGCGGCTATTGGGTATGGTTCTCAACGCGGAGTGGGCTTCACAAAGAGTTTCGTCGAACACTCTGTCATTCTCGGCTTCTGTTCCGTCAGAGCCGACCTAACATATCAACGCGGTCTCAACAAAATGTGGACCCGCCAAACAAAATACGATTTCTATTGGCCCGCCCTGGCTCATCTCGGCGAACAAGCCGTAACCAACCGCGAAATCTTCGCGCAGGGCTTCACCAAACCTGACGATCCTGATTCAGACGTCTTTGGTTACCAGGAGCGCTGGGCCGAATATCGTTACAAACCCTCACAAATCGCAGGTCTACTGCGTTCTACTGCTCCCACGTCCCTCGATGTCTGGCATCTGAGCCAAGACTTCGCAGATCTTCCGCTTCTCAATGAGGAGTTCATAGAGGAAGATCCCCCAATTGCCCGCGTGGTTGCAGTTACCGACGAGCCACAATTCATATTCGACGGCTATTTCAAGATGAAATGCACCCGTCCCATGCCACTCTATTCTGTTCCCGGTCTGATCGACCACTTCTAGAAAGGAGCGAAAACATGTGGCAAGGCGCAGTCGTAGGAGCCATCGTTGACGCCGTTAAATTCGAGCGCAACATGTACGAAGCCAAGCGGGCCGAACAACGGGCCCGCGATTGGCAACGTGAGATGGCGAGCTCTGCCCATCAACTCGAAGTACAAGATCTTCGAAAAGCCGGGCTCAACCCAATACTGTCAGCAAACAGGGGCGCCTCTATGGGCGCCCCCATCCAAGCGAACCTCCCCCAGGGCGGCGGTCCAGACGTATCATCCGCCCTGGCTGTAGCCAGGGAGGCACAAGCGCTACAACAAGATAAAATCCGTACCGACTATCTCAAAGGAGGTAAATCTGTATACGATAACAACCCCGCAGCAAAAAAAGCCGTCGACGGCGCTAACATGGCACAAGAAAACGGTCTCAATCCAAATGTCGGAGCCGGTTTCAATACCGCAAGTTCCGCTAAATCTTTATGGCAAAAAGCGGAAACCAAAATACAAGATACAATCTCCGACTACTATCACGGCGACTACGACCGTGAGCTTCAAAAACCGTCCATCCGTGGACCTCAGCCGATCACTGTAAAATGAAAGGACTACAATGCGAATGCGTAAGCGAATGAGCCGCAAATCCTCGAAACGGCTATTCAGCCGCACAGCGAGGAAAACCAACCGGCGAAACACAAACGCCCGCGTAATGCGTGGCGGTTACCGCATGTAACTTTCCCAGCGAAGCTGCTCCGCCTGGCCTGGTTGTTCCTCCTTCCAGGCCGGGAGCACTTCTTCTTGAACAGCGCAGTAAATAAATTAGGCTGACCGCTTCCGCGTGTCAGCATGTAGTGAGGCCCCCAAATAGGGCCGAACGGGCGAATATCCTAAAACATACGATCGGAGACAATATGCCATGTACTCAACCCTTACATGCGTATCGGTCGCACCAACAAACAAATCTATCCGGCAAACCCTCCATCCTCTTTAAAAAACCCCTCGAACAAGGACACGGTTACGAGGAAATTGACCTCCCCTGCGGCCAGTGCTTGTCCTGCCGCATAAACAGATCCCGTCAATGGGCTCTACGTTGCATTCATGAAGCCCAGCAATGGGAGCACAACTGCTTTATCACGCTCACTATAAATGACCAAAACCTCTCACTAAAAGACAAACAATGCGATAAATGTCCTGTATACAAACGCAATGATAACCAACGATGTGAGGAAGGGTCATTGTGCAAGCGGGATTTCCAGTTATTCATGAAGAAGCTACGGAAAAAGTTCCGTGGCTATGAACGTGTGCCCAATACCAAACGTTACCCTATCCGATATTTCCATTGTGGAGAATACGGCTCTAAACTCAAAAGACCGCATCACCATGCCTGCGTCTTCAACTTTCAATTTCCAGACCGGGTCCTATGGAGAGGAGCCCCGAGTTTTCGAGCCCCGCAAGAAAACGAGGGAAAATCACAAATAAAACTTTATAGGTCAAAAATCCTCGAAGGATTGTGGCCTTACGGCTTCTCAACCATTGGCGAAGTCACATGGCAATCAGCCGCTTATGTCGCCCGCTACGTCACCAAAAAGATCACTGGCGATAAGGCCGCAATCCACTACATGGTGGGCGATCCCGATACCAACACGGGCGAATGCTACTACATAGAGCCCGAATACATCACCATGAGTCGCCGGCCAGGAATAGGCGAGCTCTGGTTCAACAAATACGGAACCCAACAATACGGAAAAGATTTCATCACTCATGACGGCAAACCCTTTGCAATCCCAAAGTATTACGATAAACTCATGGCTCACATAGATGAGCCCAAACTATCATCAATCAAAAAGGAAAGGAGGATACGAGCATGCGCACTCCAACCTGACGGGCTTAAAGCCCAAATCCAGCGTCTACAAGCGAAAGATGTAATTCTCAAACAACGATTTGAAAAGCTAATGCGGAGCATCGAAAATGATCCTAAGAATGTACAGCGTATATGACATCAAAAGCAAAATTTACCATCCACCCCAGTTTTGCCACAACACCGGACATGCAACCCGCATGTTCACTTCACAATTCAGCAAACCTGGAACCGTCATGCACGACTTTCCCCACGACTTCCAAATCTACGAGTGCGGCGCTTACGATGATTCAACCGCCGAACTCGAACCCTACACCAACCCCACACTGGTCTGCTCTGTAGCCGACCTACTCGAAAGCACCGATCCTTCGGAGACATAAAATGACCAGATGCCCAAAAACCTTCAAAGGCAAAAGCAGAGTCGAGCAGCAGCATCGAGACGAATGCAACATAAACACCATAATGCGGAAAATGCACGCCCAGGGCATACTACCCCACTTCAAACAAGGTGGTAACTTCGGCGACTTCACCAGCTACACCCATTTTCACGACATGCAAAACCGCATTGCAGACGCACATGAAGACTTTATGCGTCTCCCATCCGAGCTGCGTTACAAATTCGATAATGACCCAGGGAAATTGGTGCAATTTCTCGAAAACCCTGAAAACCTCGCAGAATGCCGTCAGCTCGGTCTTATAGCGCCTGAGGGTCATAATACCCCCGAAGGTAAGAACTCAGCCCAGGAGGGCAGCAAGGCTGCCTCAGCGTCAAACGAAGCTACGCAACCTCCGAAAGCAACCAAGGCCCAGAAGGGCCCAGAAAAAGCAAGCGAAGTCTCCGCTTAGCTTGGTCCGTCAGGC